ATTGGGCAGTGGCTTGTAGCTGTAAACAATCTGACCATTACGCTTGTCCGGGGAGAAATAGGCCGTTCGGTACTGACCGATGAACCTGCCAAGCCTTGCTCCCATATCCAGCAGTTTGAACTCTGCGAATAAATCCATCAGACCGTTACTGGAAGGAGTGCCTGTCAGACCTACCACTCTTTTTACCTTCGGTCTTGCCTTCATCAGTGCCTTGAACCGCTTGGACTGATAATTCTTGAAGGAGGACAGCTCATCCACAACCACCATATCAAAATCAAAGGGGATGCCGCTTTTCTCAATCAGCCACTGCACATTTTCACGGTTGATGATGTAAATATCTGCCTGTGCTTTCAGTGCTGACAGCCGCTCCGACTCAGAACCCACCGCCACCGAATACTGCAAAAGGTGCAGATGCTCCCAATGTTGTATCTCATTCGCCCAAACATTACCTACTCTCAAAGGGCATATAACTAAAACACGATGAATATCAAAATAGTCAAACATCAAATCATTTATAGCCGTAAGTGATGTTACAGTTTTCCCAAGTCCACAATCTAAAAGGACTGCAGCTACAGGATGTTCAATAATAAAATTGACACTATATTCCTGATACCCATGCAAATCATTCTTTTTTAATAAATCTGCCATGACAGTCCCTCTCTTTCTGGGAAGCGTGTATTTTCATATGCTCTGAAGCTGTAACAACTTTTAAATTGGCAAAATCATTATTTAGATGATTGCCGTCAATATGATGAACATCCTCATTCTCTTGAAGTTTTCGTCCAATCTTCATTTCTGCAAGCCTGCGATACAGTTTTTCTCCTGATATCATTTGATTATCTGCACCAGCTTTTTCAAAATTGACGTAGTCGATATAGCACCCATAATCACAAAAATTATGCTCGTTTCTTGCAACATCAGAACGCTTTTTGTAAATTGGATTGCCACACCAATCGCATGATACATATATTTTTTTCACTTTGAATTCATAGCTGCATTCTGGGCAACAGAAGAAATGTTCGTTTCTCTTTTTATGGTTACCTCTGTATTCAAAAATTTTCCCACAGTTATCACACGTTCGCAGACTCTTCAATCGAAAACGTTCTGCGTTTGCTTTTCCTAAACACGCTCTGCAGCAATAGTTTTTTTCATGAATGTGATTATGGTTTCTCTCAAATTCTTTTCCACACCAGTCACATTGAATTTTCAATTTCATCAAGAACCCCTCCAATCTGCTCCGCATCATCCAGTACATACACTCGAAATCCCAGACAGCTCAGTAATCTGTGCCTTGCCAGCTGCAATGGTCTTGGTTTTTCTCCCGGTGCTTTCACTTCCACAAAGGCGAACTTACCATGCGGAAGAAGCAGTAAACGATCCGGCATACCATCGAAACCGGGAGAAGTGAACTTCGGACATATCCCGCCATGCTTTTTTACTGCCGTTACAAGTTTCTGTTCTATGATTTTTTCTCTCATTTCATCCTCTCCTAAAATCACAAGACACAACTGACACAACCATCTCGGAAAATTTCTATACGTGCGTATATGCCTGTACACGCTTGCATTACCCTATATAAAATAGAAATAATTTATATAGTAATTCTTGTGATACTTGTGTCAGCTGATGTCTGATAGTGCCTGTTTTCAAGGCTTTTTTGCTGTTCACAACCTACGACTTGGAACACAGGCTGTTAAAATCACAACCTCTCATAAATTCTCTGCCTGCCATAGATGGCGAGCTTTCTGATTTTGTCCGTTCTCTGCCAGCTGTCCACTTTGGTCATAAGGGCGGCTATCGCATAGGAGTCGGATGGTTTGAGGTCGGATAAGTTCCTACAGAAGCATTCGCTCCAGATTTCCGCATTGCTGACCGTCTTTCTTTGTACAGTACCCTTGACCGCAGTATTGTCCGTGAAGAAATTCCTTCTCTCGTACAAATCCATACTGTTCCAGTTCTCCGGCAGAAGGGTATTCAGATATTCCTCCACAATGCCCTGACGCTCATCGGTCTCCATCGCATCGATCTGTTCGCTCAAGGCTTCACTGCTTTCCTCCATATTCAGATACAAAGGCTCGCCCTGCCCATACAGGTACTTTGCCTCCGCCCACATCTGCAAAACCTCTTCACTGGTTATATCCCACGATTTACGCTTTGTTTTCCCGGTCACCTTAATCGGCCAGAAGCGGCGGTTGCCCGTAATGTCACGCAGGAATCCTGTCTCGGAGTTGGTGGTACCCACAATGACACACTGCCTTGGATGACTTTCCACTGTTCTGCCATAGGACGGGCGATAGATATCATCTGTGCGGCTAACAAAGGCTTTTACAACTTCAATGTCCGCTTTCTTAAGACC